GCTTAACTAACAACATATTTAGGTATGGTTCAAAAAAACACTTAAAACTAATAAATGAAGTTAGAAAATTATATAAAAATGATTTGATTGTTTTAAATGAACAGGATGAGTGGATAATAAATACTGATGCAGGTGAAAAAGCTACTTATAATGACAGAATAGTTTTATTGGATTTGCCTATTGAAATTAAAGATAGTAAAATTGACGAAGCTGAATATAGAGGTAAAAAAGTAGATTTAAATAAACCAAAAAGAAATAGTGGTTCTGGTAAAAAATATGTTGTATATGTGAAAGACCCTAAAACAAAAAACATAAGAAGAATTACTTTTGGTGATAAAAAAGGAGGGTTGAAAGCAAAAGTTTCGGACGCAAAGGCGAGAAAAAGTTTTGCAGCAAGACATAATTGCAAAGATAAAAAAGATAAAACAAAAGCAGGATATTGGGCTTGTAGAATAAATAGGTATGGTCATTTGTGGGGAGGAAAAACATATCCAGGATTTTGGTAAAAAAATAAAATTATGAAACCTTATAAGGAAGAAATAATAAGTGAAAATAGAGTAATTAGAACCTTCAAAAGTAATACTGAAGAAGGTGAATTAACTTGGCATAGAGATAGGGAAGATAGAATAATTTTTCCAATTAATGAAAACAATTGGCTGTTTCAAGAGGACGATTGCACTCCAATTCCTATGAATGTGAATGAACCTATATTTATAGAGTCAGGAAAATATCATAGAATAATAAAAGGTTCTGAAGATTTGCAATTAGAAATCTACAAAACAAATTTAGATGAAGAAGAAGGTTTGAAAGATACTATTTCTGAAATTTTTAATTTAATTTTAGAGAAGAAAAAAAGAAAAAAGAAGAGAAGGAAGAAGAAAAAAAAGAAAAAATCAAAAGGCGATAGATGTACTAGAATAGCAAAAAGCAAATATGATGTTTGGCCATCTGCATATGCTTCAGGGGCTGTAGTCAGATGTAGAAAAGGAGACATTTGGAAAGACTTAAAGGAAGAAGATTTTCTAGAAGTTGAAATTGAAGATGATATTGATTATTTAAATGAGGAAGATGTTTTAGAAATAGATTTCAACGATTTAGAAGAAGCAGTTGAAGAAGCAAAAAAAACAAATTTTTCAAAAGAAAAAAAATATGGACTGCATGGTTGGTTCAAAAGAAGAGGAGGGAAAGGCTCTAAAGGATGGGTTGATTGTAATACGTGTAGAAAAGATTCTAAGACAGGAAGAAAAAAATGTAAATCTTGCGGTAGAGAAGAGGGTGAAAAAAGAAAAAAATACCCCTCTTGTAGACCAACTCCTTCAGATTGTAAAAGTAAAGGAAAAGGTAAAACTTGGGGAAAGAAAAAATAATATTCTGTAATGATTTTATCTGAAAAGTATATACATAGACTTAAAAAATTAGCAGGAATATTAAATGAAGACACAGAATCTATAAAAATAAACGAACCAGGTGATACTTCTGTTGATTTTTCAAAAAGTGATGAGCGAGTTTCTTTTAATGAAGAAATGATGATTCAAGCAATAAAAGAAGGAAGGGAAGTCGGAATATTATATAGAGGAGACATCATGAAAGCTAGAGGAGGAAAATATAGGCTAATATATCCTGTGGCTTTAGGCAATTCTACTGCAGGAAATCAAGTGGTGAGAGCCATTCATAAAATAGGTCAATCTGAAAGCGAAGGAAACAAAATTGGAAAAAGAAGCGCTGAAGCTAAAAATGCTTGGAGACTATTAAAAACAAAAAACATATTAGGAATGTGGTTCACTGGAAGTTTTTTTAGAGCACCTATTAGTGGCTATAACCCAAATGATAAGGGCATGACAAATGTTAAGATATCCGCTAATTTTAATAGTATAATAAAATTTCAAGATGAATTAATAGAAAAACAAAGAAAAGAACAAGAAAAAGAATCAAAAATTACAAACTTTGTAAATAGAGGAGAGAGAGGTTTAGAACAACCTATAGAAAATCCTGAAACAAGAATTGGGAGCAATGAGTTCGTAGACCCATAGCCCCCAATAAATGACGGAGATTAGTAATTTACATCAAACACAGATATTCCTGCTTTCGAATTATCATTTATTTGTTCTTGAGTAAGTCCTTTTTGAGTTTTTGTAACTTGAATTATATTATCCACAAAGTCTTTTATTTCATTTTTATGTGTTATAATCCAAGTGTTTTTATATTTATTTTTTAAGTAATTAAATACTGAATCCATTGCAATGGTCAATTCATCATCTAAAGACCCAAAACCTTCATCAATTATACATAAGGAAGGTTTTGTTAAAGAACTAACAAAATGTAAAGCATCCCTAATAGCTACGCTACCAACAAAAGTCTGAGCTCCTGAAGCCATTGTCATAGGTAAAGCATCTGTGTCTATAGAATTAAAATAAAACACTTCTTTTATGTCTCCATTATCTTTAATAATTAACTCTATTTTAAAATCTACTAAATTTTTAAGTATATTATTAATTTTATAATTTATAATAGGTAGTTTTTTAGAAATTATTTTAGCTGGTATTCCATCTCTATGTACAGCTTGTAAATAAATAGTATATTTTCTATATAGCTCTTTTGTTTTGTTTATTTTTTCTAAATTTAAATTGTGCTGTTCAATATTATTTTTAGAAATACTTATTTCTGATTTTAATTCTGTTATATTTTCATTTAATTGATAAACAGTGAGTTTTTCAGATTTTTTTTCGTTTTCAATCAATTTAATATCATCATTTATTTTCTTGTTCTTTTTTATTGAACTTTCATTTGATTCTATTAATTTAATTTCTTTATTTATATCAGAAATATTATTTTCCCCCTCAATAACCCTTTTCCTTAGAGTGTTTAGAGTTATAGATTTTTCTTCTATAATTTTATTTTGTTTTTTTATTTCATCTAAACTCTTTGCTAACTCTAGGTCTTTTTTTAGACTTTCTAAAACATTTTTATTAGACTCTAATGAGTTTTTTAATTGACCTAACAATATCTCTTGTTTGTCATAATAATTGTTGTGTTCGTATATTTTTTTAGCAAGTATTAATTGTTCTTTATTTTCTCTTAAGACATTTTCACCTCTTTGAATATCAACTTCACATTTTTGTTGAATTTCTAAATTTGGAGCTTGTTCTACATTTCCGCAGGTTGGACATTTTTTTCCTTTAGATATATCAAGTTTATCTCTTAATTTAGAAATAGCTTGTTCAATTTCTGAAACTTTTTTATTTAAAGCATCTGAATCTATTTCTTGTTTTTTACTATTTTCTTTAATCCAGTTATCTATTTTTATGTAATCTAACTTTTCTTTATCAAATTGAGATTTTGTCGTTACTAATTTACTTTCTATATCAAAAATGTTTAAATTAGAATTCACAGGCAATTCTTTTTTAAAATTTGAGTTTAAGAAAGATTCTAACTCAAGTATTTCTTTTTCTGTTTTAGAATTTATATTTTTTTGACTTTCTATAGCTTCTTTTGCTAGAACAACTGTTTCAAATTTAGTTTCTTGAACTTTTACTAGCTCTTTTGTTAATTCTATTATTTTATCATCTAATTTATCAATTTTAGATTCGAAAGTTTTTTTATCTTTTTCAGAATTTTCTATAATTTTCTCATTTTCTTTTATTTTTTCATTTTCTTCCTTAACTAATTCTTCGTAAACTTTAGAGTCTCCTAAAACTTTTTGTTTTGCACTTATGTCGTTATATATTTTTTTGGCATAATCATATCTATCTCTAAAAATTTCAAGGCCTAAATATTTATTTATTAAATTATTTTTAGGCTGTTGACTCATTCTTAAATAATTGCCCTCTCCACTTTGTGATTGTAAAACTACTTTTGTGAAATCTTCGAAAGTACCTAAAGATTGTATTATTATATTACTTCTTTCTTTTTTTTCTGTTGCAGATTTTTCTGAGTCTACATTTTTCCACTTACTTCCTGCTAACTTTTTATATTGAACTCCATATGAAACATCAGGTGTTCCATTTCTTTTTGTTTTAACTTTAACACTTCTTTCAATAAAATATTGTTCACTGTCAATAGTTATATATACACGACCCATTCCTGATTCTTCATTAGTGTACATATTAACCAATCTATGACTATCTCCTCCTTCTAATATTTTTTTGTATAGAATCCATACTAAAACTTTAATTATATTAGATTTTCCATTTCCATTTTTTCCAAAAATACCAACAACACCATTTAATTTATCAAAATCAAATTCTACTTCTTTTTCAGAAAAGCTAAACAAATTAGATACGACCATTTTGTTAAGATGCCATTTCTTTCCTTTTTGTTTATTATAATTTAAATCTTTGTCTATTTTTTTTGCCAAGTCTATAACCTCTTCTTCATTGTCATATTCGCTATTCTCAACAAATTCTTGTAATAAAGTTTCAAACTCATCTATATTTGAATAATCTATATCATCATCTACTTCAATTGATTCTAATTCTTCTTCTTTAGATATTTGCTTAAAATCTACACTAACATTTTCACAACCAAAATTAGTTTTTACTAACCTTTCTATTTGCTTCTCTTTTTCTACGGAGTAATTTTCATGAAAATCTTCCCAAACAATATTTACCTTTGTTTTCTTTGGGTTTTTTGATAATTGTAAATCTAAAATTCTTTCTTCTGCTAATTCTCCTTTATAAATATGAATTTTAGAAAATCCATAATTATTATCTACTTTATGAAAATCAAATTTATTAGTATTTAAATCCCAAATTAAATAACCTTTTTCCAATGATTCTGAAAAATCTTGCTGAATTAAACTTCCGCTATATGAGATGTTTTCAATATCTGAGTTTATTTGTGTAAAAGATTGACGCTCATGTATGTCTCCAAGCATTACCATATCAAAGTTGTTAAAAACAGAAAGATTCATTAAATAATCCCCCTTCAACTCATAACCATTATTTCCTAAACATCCATATACTGGTCCATGGTATAGTGCAATATATCTTTTGTCATTATCTTTTTCTTCAAGTTTTATAATTTCATTATCAAGACATGAAAATACACCATAAACTATCTTTTCATCAACTTCATAAAAGCCACTATGAAGATAAAAATAAACGCCAAACCCTGAACCTTCGTGTTTAGGTATTCCTACAGAACCTTTCTCAACTATATAGCCATCACTAATCATTTCAATAATAGGCTCTACTGAATTTCCTTGGTCTAAAGATTGTAAGTTCAAATCATGATTACCTAATATAATATCTACAGGTGCTATTTTAGATAATTCTTTCAAAAACCAACCAGCCAAACTAAGCGCTTTAGGAGAGAGTGTTATTTTTATATGAAATAAATCTCCTGTCAATACTATTCTTCTGATTTCTTTATTTTTTAAACTATCTATAGTACTTTGAAAAACTTCTCTATATTCTTCGTGTCTGCTTCCATATCTAATATGGACATCGGATATATGTGCTATTAAATTTTTTAATTCTACGTTCATATTGATTTAATTTAATAAGTTATTTTTTATGTCTTCCCAATCTTTTTTTAGAGTTTCTTCGTCAACATATTTCTTCTTACTTTTTTCTTTTAGAGCTAGTTTAGTAAAAAAATATTGAAAATCTATTTTAACAGATTTTTTTAATAATTCTATAACTCCATTTTTACCATGTTTTTTTGCATACTCATCTATATCCTCTTTTATTTCAATAAAATAAACATCTAAGCCATAATCTGTCAATTCATTATATAAATTTATAGAATCATATAAAGCATCCTCATCCAAACATAATACAACTCTACTATTATGTTCTTTTAGTTTTTGGATTATAAAATCTGAAGGTGTCTTTCCTAATATAGGTATTGCATTATATACGTGAATCATATCAAAAACTCCCTCTACTAAAAAAACAGGTATATCGAAATTTACATTTTTAATATTAAATATTATTTCTGTTCTACCAATTTCTTCTTTTGGGGGAATTAAATATTTTGGATTTATAAAATCATAATATGAACGAGCAACATAATAATTCAGTTGACCAAAACTATTATATGATGGAAAAACTATCCTATACCTCCTGTTACCTACGTTTTCTGTGTAGCCAATATTGTATTTTTTTATTATATCCCAACTTAACTTCCTTTCTTTAAGCATATATCTAACAGCAGATTTATAATATTTGCTATTACTTTTTTTGGTTAAAAACTTAAATCCTTCAGGATAAGAACAAGAAACCATCTCATTATACTCCTTTTTTTCTTTAGGTTTAAATTTGCTTCTTGTTTTCGGAAATAAATCTTCTAAAGTTTCTAAATCAGTTGAATTTCCAAAATCTTGTGCTATTTTATGAACAGTTCCAGAATATTTACATTTCCAACAGTGAAATATATTATTAGTTGAATTATAAGCTAAATTATACTTATTAACATCATTTCGACATACTTTTGTTTTGCAATTAAACTCATATTCTTTTAAGTCATCACTCTCTTTTTTAGGGTTTCCTAATATTTTTTTAAGAATAGAAAGTGATATTTGTTTTTTATTATTCAATTTGCAAATTTTAATTAAATACAAACTTAATAAAAAAAAATCAATTATAAAAAATTATTCAGTAATATTTTCTCTTGCTAAAATGTCACACAGCCCAACTATATATGCATCTGACATATCGAAATTTTCTTGCATTAATTTATGAGTTCTTTTAGAATATTTCCAATTTATTTGAGGTTCTTTTTCAACTACTTTTTCCCAAACTAAATATTTTTTATTTGGAGCAGACTTAGGTATTACTAAATTAGGAAAAACTGTTTTTCTAGCTGTGTTTACATTATAATATCTAGGTTCTATTCTAAATTTATTGTATAAATATCCACTAACCATAGCATTAATAAAGGTTAGTTTTTGTATTGTGTCAGCATTTGAAAACCTACCTTTAAATCTTTTCAAAGGCTCTTCTATAGAAATGTGTTTTAAATTATCTTTTAAAGATAATGCTTCATCTAAATTATTAATATATTCAATAAAGTCATCCATCTTTTCAAATAGACTGATTTTTTTCTTGAATTTTATATATTCCAAACTGCAAACTTTATTTTCAGAATCAAAAAGTGATATTCCTATCACGCTAGTAGATATGTCTAAACCTAATGTCATAATTTTTTATTATTAAGTAAAAACATATTAAATAAAAGTAAATAAAAAAGCCTCAATTAAATTGAGGCTTTAAAAAAAAGAAAAAAATAAGTTACATTTCTAAATTTACTTCAAAAGTGACTGCATTCACAAAATCTTTTTCAACAGGTTCACTTAATCTAGCTACTCCTATAAGCTCTCCAAAAGAGTTATATAGACCTATCTCAGTTAAATAAACAGGGTCGAAATTAGCAAATTCTTCATCATTATTTATAGCATCTATGGCTTTTTGTTTGTCCCAAGTGGGATTATTTGATAAATAAAACTCTTGAGGCATTGCAATACATACTGATGTCATTTTAAATGAAGTATCTAAACTTTTATATCTTAAAATGGAAGCTTCAGTAGCTAGTTCGCTTATATCATTTTGATTGAAAAATACATCAGTTTTAGTTTCTACATTTTGCTGAACTGCTGGAGGTAAAGATGAATAGGAAACAGGTGTTCCTCCACTCATTATTAAACCATCTTCCCAAGGGAAATTTTGTGTAATTTCAGTATGAGTTAAAACTATGTATCCTTTGTCTAAAACTGCAAAACCTACTGGAATATCGTAATTGTATCCTGGTCTGTTGTCAGGGTATCCTGATGGAACTGGGACTGAATAATTAACATTTGTTCTTTGGTCAGTATTATAGAAATCTTGAACTTCTACGTAAGATGTTGCTCCTGGTCTGTCGTTTGGACTAGAAGTTGGACCTTCCCAAGTTGTTTGGTTTGATTTATCATCTCCATCACCTAATTCATTCCTTGTAAAACCTGTGTAAGGTGGATTGATGTCATCAGAAAATAAAAAAACTATGTTATCCCCCAACATTACATTAGACTCTGATTTTAAAGCTTTTTCAGAACTATATGAACTTCCATGTATTGTAATTGCAGATAATGCCCCAGGAGTAGTACTTCCTGTATATAAGGGGATTTTCATTTCTATAGTTTTACCATCTATAAATTCATCATACTTTTCTGAAGGTATTGGGACTGTTATTATTTGGTCTACATTTAATTGTTGTAACTCAGGAAATGTTTTTGATAAATTTGAATCTATAGGAAATGCATCTGCTTCAAAAGGAAGGTTGAAAGACATAAAATAGTTTGCTTTTTTATCTCCAACATTTTCTCTTCTGTCACATAATGTATATTTTATATCATCTTCAACCAATATTTCAGGTTTCGAAACTTCTCTTTGTAAAGCTATATAAGAATCTACTTTTTTTGTTGTTTTTGAATCTGCTATCATCTTTTTTTTATTTTTTATCTTATCTTGTTAAAGTTGGAGTTCCCGAAGATTGTGGGCTAATAACTTTTTTAGTATATTTAAATGTTAATGAAAAATCACCTATTTCATTTCTATTAATTAAATCATGCGAAGGAATACCATAAAAATAAAAGTTTATTACTTTTTTTCTAGTAGAACCTTCTGGATTTTTTACAACTACACCTTCTTTAGTTGTGTCAATCCATTTTATAAGAGCTTGTCTTAACCCTTCTTCAAATTGGTCTAAAACTTGCCAATCATTATATTCAACTTCAGAATTAGAGTCTTCAACAACTTCTTGTATAGGAGTTTTATCTTCAGGAGCAGTTATCGCTCCTAATACTTGAGTTATTGGCGTTGGATTAAATCCAACATCTACTTTTCTAGAGGGGTTTATATTTAATTTTTTTATTTTCATTTTATTTTATTTTATCCTTGTAAATTCTCTAAATTAGTTAATAAACTACCTAAATCTATAGGTTTAACTGTAGCATTTACTTTTAAAAATTCTTTTTTAGAAGTTGTTGCTATATTAGCTCTTTCAAACTGAATAGTCATTTTGTTATTTTCTTCGCCTAATGTAGGATAGAAAATTCTCATTCTATATCCAGGAGTTGTTGCTGTGGGTTCTGATAAATTGATTACTAATTGTTCATCTTTTATCTCATTTTTTCCAAAAATTTTAGGAAAAACATTATAATTAGATTCTAAAGTAGATTCTCCATTTAATAGAGTTAATAGCTCTTGAGTTATAACTGTAGGTAATTTACTTAAATCTTTATTTAAATCTAAAACAATATTATCTTCTGTCTGTGTATATTCTAATTCATCATCACCAGTGCCTAAAAAAGCATCTGCAGGAGAAATTAAACTCGTTAAAGCTCTACCTTTTGTACCTGTTATAGTGCTTTCATTTTCACCAGATAAATCTGGCATATCTCCTGATTCTAACTGATTTGCAAATCTATAATTAACATCAGGGTCTCCTAATGAAAATCTTTCAACTTTCAATCTGTCTATTTTAGTTCCATCTTCTAATTCTACAAATCTAGGATGACCGTTTTCTTGAAAAAGATATTTTCTGCCTAATTCTGTTAAATAAGCTTGAGCTTGTACTTGTGTTGTTGCTGAAATTGCTCCCATTTTTTTTATTTAATTAATTATATATATGTTTAAAAATCTATTTGTAATTGAAAAGTCAAAAATCTACCCTCATTTTTTTTAATTGGATATGTAGGCTTTCCAACTGCTACTAAATTATTTTCACCATCTAATATTCCAACTTCTGTAATATAAGTGTTAATATCATTTTCATTATCATAAGTTGAATTCAATGATGAATTATAAGAGTCGTTTTCTGCAAATGAAGTAATTACAGTTTTAAATGTAGTCGCTAATATGTCAGATTTTATATTTCCATAAACAAAAGATTCATGTCCAAAGGTAAGACCAGTATTAGAAACAGTATCATAGTCGGTAAATATCGTATCTAATACATACGTAGAACCACTGTCATAATCATTTTGAGATATTATAAATTGATAACCATTTAACTTATTTGGATTAATAGTCAAATCTGTAGTGTCTCCTGTGTAAATTCCATTTCCTGATACGTTTGAAATTAATTTCCAACTATCTGAAGGTATGTCTGAAATTTGTATTTCTTGGTCTTCAACAAGGTCTTGTTCGCTAACTAATAATTGGATTTTATTAGAGTTCCAACCTGTTCCTGAAAAAGGTGAACTAGCATCCATATTTGCACTACTTCTTAGATAAGGAAATGAATTTGTTGGAAAAGTAGCAGATAGATATTGAGAGTTTCCAAAGTCGTCTACAGCCCCATCAATTCTTTTAACATATCCACAATGTAGCGTTTTTGGATAACCAAAAGAAACTCCTGGAGTATATGTTGGCTCACTTTCAGAAACATAAGTTACGAAATATGTTTTATTGGCTTTAGTAAATCCAGAAGCTTGAGATGTACTTAGTGGAAATTTAGGTGTACTAGATAAATTTAACTGTAAAGGGGGTAGTGTATAGTTTCTGTTCGATTTATAAGTTAATGCAGTTAGTAATTCTTGGTCTGTAATAACTAATATTTTTAGCTTGTGATATATCCTACCTACAATAGTACTATTTTCAGAAACGCCATCCCTTAAATCTCTAAAAGTAGTGTTTGATGCACTGTCAAGTTGAGTTTCTCCAAATGCATCATAAAGAGTTAAACCATAGTTTAAACCTTCTCCATTATCAACAGGAATGTTGTGCCACATAACATAAGGTAAATCTACTCTTACTGTTTTTTCAACCAACTGCTCTGCGTATGTATTGCCTGTAAATGCATTTGTATAATGAATTACACCTAACGCTTCTATATTATCTGTAAAACCTAAATAAGTTTTTGTTCCGTTGTATTCAATAGAACCATAATAAGTATAATCAGGAGAAGCTAAATCTGTGCCAATAACAGATTGAGTTCTAATTATATTCATATTCCAAACTTGCGGGTCAACTGTAGCGGCTGTACCATAAAAAGTTTCAACTCCATCAAAAGGATAAAAGTATGTATTTATTGTTTGAGGTGTAGATATACCTCCAAAATCGGGTATAGGTCTATCTAAAGTAATAGTACTAGCAGTAGAATCAACATCAGCAACTCTATAAAATAAAGAAACTGTTGGATTATCAATATCTACAGCATAATTCATGTAAGTCTGACCACTATTTTGTATGGGCTCCCAAGGAATAAATACTAATTCTCCAACATTTGGAAAATAATCGTTAGGAATATTAGAATCTAAAGTAATAACATTACTTCCATCTATTGAAGATGTAGAATAAGATATGGTATTAACTCCTAAAGTTTTTGATGTATCAACAAATGTGTTTCCACTTAAATTTGTTGTTCCACTAAAAAACCCAAAACTACCTGTCGTTCCTGTTGCAAACTGTTTTGCTGAAACTATTTGATTTCCTTGTAATGGAATAGCATCAGTTCCATCAAAGTTTATAGAGAAGTTTGGTTCAACATCTACAGGAGATAATATTCTGTTATTTTCTATATTGTAATTTTCATCTCTATCAATGCCATAATTAATTTCTCTATCAGATATAACAGCATTAATAAACCTTAGATTACCTAAAGATAATTGTCTCCTACCAACATCAGTCAATTTGATGTTTATAAATGTTTTAGGTTCATTTGAAATATATCCCATTTTTTATTTACTATTTAAAGGATTTTTGTATAATATAATCACAAACTTAATAAAGTAAACTTTTTTTTTATTTATAATTATATTTTTTTCCTTTTTAATAAATATAACATAAAAAAAAATGAAAATAAATATTATAAGTTTTTTTGTAAATATATTTATTAATAAAGTTATACAAATTAAATGGCAAATATAAATAGTGGGAATACTTTAGATATAAGACCAACTCCAGGTCAGGACTTACGATTTGCCGCAACTGCAGCTGATTCAATTTTTAGTTTTGGTAACTTTAGAATTGAAAGAGATAAAAATTTAGATTTTGTTGATAATACAGGAAAAACACTATCTTTTAGTTCTTTTTATACTTTATCTAATTCAGATGCAAATGATTTTAATGTATTTGAAATTATAAATACAGAACAAAATGAGTTAAACTTAAAGTCTGATGACCCTAATAGCTATTCTTATTTTGGTTCTTTTTATACGAAAGTAGCAAACTCTATTAATAGAATTATAGATACATTTCCTTATCCTATTTTATCTAAACCTATAAATAGCGGAATTACTATATTCGACTATTCAGAAAATATAATAGAAAAAAGTTCTACATTTAAAATTCCACTATCTTCCATAATTAATCAAGGAGAAATAACATATGTTTCTGGAGGTAGTGTTAATAATGAAAATGTACCTAATTTATTTGATGAATTTGATAAATACGAAATACAATTAAGTGGAGATTCTCAAAATCCAACTACCGCTATAAATTTTTATAATAAAATTCATAAAATATCAGAATATAATTATTCTTTTAATAATTACTTAGAGTTTAAAATTGAAGGATTTTTATTGCCTTTAGAAACGTCTGGTTCTTCGTTTAATTATCCCGTGTATATAAGGCCATCTAGAAAAAGATATGGTAAGTTTAAAAGAACATTATCAAATTTAGAGTCTGAACTTTTAAAGGATGGGACTTTTTTAGTGCCAAACAGTGATACAGATACATTTGAAAGAGTTAGTTTTAAATGGCCGAAAAGCATAGATGAATTTTCTCCTGACAGCTATGGTCAAAATTTTGAAAATTATACAACTAGTTTATTAAATGCAGCTAGAAGCATAGATGAAGAAAAGACCAACATAATGCTCAGAACAATGCTTCCTGAGAACTTCTTAGACTTAGATTCTGAAAACAAAATATACAGAAAATTAACAACTGTTTATGGTGAACAGTTTGATAAAATAAAACAATATATAGATGGAATAGCTTATGCACATTCTGTCAGCTATAAAGGTGAAGAAAGTATATCTAATAAATTTTTAATTAGGCTTGCTAATTTGTTAGGTGCTAAATTACCAAATGCATTTAATTCAGAAAATATTATAGATTATTTATCAGGAGAATTTGATGAAAATGGAAATTCTTTTGAAGAATATAATTTAGATTTATGGAGAAGAATTTTAACAAATATAGTTTGGCTATATAAGAAAAAAGGTACTAGAGATGCTATTACTTTTATTTTTAAACTACTTGGAGCTCCAGAATGCTTATTTAATTTAGAGGAATTTATTTATGATTCTAAAAAAATTGTTTCTGCACCACCACCAGAAAATTCAACTCCTTCAACAACACAAAAAAATCCAGAAGAATTATTATTAGAACAGTTTCCTGATGCAACCGCTAGTGAAATACAAACTTTATTAGAAGAAGACCAATTAGGAGATGAAATAGAGGAAGAAATAGGAAATGATGAAGAATTTGGTGATTTTCCAAATGTTAATGGACAGATTTTTCAAATAGGAGGATTAGGCAGAGGTAGCGGGCAAGAATTTATAGATAACTTAGGTGATGAATATGATTTAACAAGAAAAGTTGATAATATAAAAGTAAAATCAGGAAGTCATAGAAATATTGTAAACAGTAAAGAATTAAACGTAGACCTAAAACCATCAAGAGCAATAGAATGTGATGTTAAGAGTTGGTATGAGTTAGGTTATGGTTGGTGGAATTGGGGTACTACAAACATACCTTTCACAGGTCTTACTGTTCCATTTGAATGGCAAGTAGAAGATATTAATACAGTAGCACCTCCTAATATGAGTGCTTTGACTATACATGAATGGGTAGATTTTATATATTCATCGAATGTGAATCCTAAAAATAGAAAAACTCGTAATTGGCAAAATGGTACAACAGATACATATATGGATTTGAAAAAAATATATATCACATATATGTTATGGACAAACAATCAAAATTCAAACAGATTAACTTTTAGAGCTTTAGAAAAGTTCTTAAAATTATTAGAAAGGAATTTTCAAGATTTAGTTCCATTTTTTATACCATCCACTTCAATATTAAATACATATGGAACAGTGTATGGGAATAGTGAGTTTAATAGACATAGATTTGTGTATAAACCAGGAATAAATGATGGTTCTGAATTTAAAATAGAACTCCCATTAGTTTTAGAAGAGGATATAAATGCAGTTAATTTTAGTGTTAAAATATCTAAAAAGTTTAACCCAACTATAAATTCAGCCAATTTTACAGTAAAAAAATCCTTAAAAGCAAAAGGGAATATAAATTCGTCAAAATTTATAGTTAATTCTAAAAAACCGATAAAACTAAACTCAAATTTAGCTAATTTAAATTCAACTGTATATTTAGAAGATATACAAGAATATTC